CAGTCACAACAAGAAAAAGTATTGGAAGCATTTGATCGCTCTAAAACTGTAAATGATGCGAGTATGATTTACAAAACCCTTTCAGGGCAATTTACAAGCGGTACAAAAGCACGTAGCAAATCTAAATCTATTGCTAATCCTAAAAAGGTTGCGACACGTCCAATAACTGAAAATCGTGCTCCTGTGAAAACTCAATATGATTTTGCAGATAGATGGAAAGTTATTGCAGGAATAAAAGCTGCTGAATTATAAAAAATGGAGATGATAAAATGTCTAATGTAAATAGCTTACTGCCGCAAGGCGATCATGCGAATCAAAGGGCCAGAGCCGTTGCACTTGCAAAAAAGTGGGAAAAAACTGGCCTTCTTGAAGATTTAAAGGTTCGGGACAAGATGATGATGGCCGTCATGCTCGAAAACCAAGCAAAGCAGTTGGTAACAGAAGCGAATAGCACTGGTACGTCTGCAAATAGTGAAGAGTGGTCTGGTATAGCATTGCCGCTTGTGCGTAGAATTTTTGCCGAGATTTCAGCTAAAGAATTCGTAAGTGTACAGCCAATGAATTTACCATCCGGTCTTGTGTTTTGGCTTGAGTTTAAGTATTCTACTGGGCAGCCCGGATTTAACACTGGTGCTGGTAAAGATTCACAGAACGATTCGTTGATGGGTGTGACCGATGCAAATCGGGGAACTGCTGCATCATATGGGGATGCTACTCCAACCGAAGGTCTGTATGGGGCAGGTCGATTTGGATACACGATAAATGATTATTCGTCATCAGCATTGGTTGGTGGATCGTCTGCAAATTCAACTACATGGACAACTGGTTCATTAGCGAGTGCGGATTATAACCACGATAGCGCGTTCTCGCAATCATTATTGGTTGGTGGATCACGAATTCATAAAGTGATAATTCACAAGGATGCCATTTCTGGATTTGATCCACATGGTGTTCGTGCGTTTACACTGTCAAATGCGAGTGGAACACTTGTACACGATGTGTATCAGGCATTCACTAAGTATAATTCAACAACCGGTCTGATTTCCTTTGTAGTTTCTGGTTCTGCCGCTGCTACTGGATCACAGACGATTACTGTTAATTACCATAAGCAGCCGACAGACGTAACGCGGGGTGATTTTGAAGAAGGAAAAACACAAGCAGGTAGCGCACGTGAACAGCTTGATATTCCAGAAATCGATCTTCAAATGCGTAGTGAGCCTATTGTGGCTAAAACTCGTAAGTTGAAAGCTGTATGGACACCAGAATTTGCACAAGATATCAATGCGTATCAGAACATCGATGCCGAGGCGGAATTGACTGGAATTTTAAGTGAGTACATTTCTATGGAAATTGATCTTGAAATTCTTGATATGATTATATCCGAAGCACCGACAGTTGACTACTGGTCAACTCGCATTGGATATCAGCACAATGGGTCTGCATTTGAATTATCTGCTGCAAACGTGACAGCGTATAATCAAGGTACATGGTTCCAGACAATTGGTACTAAATTGCAGAAGTTGTCTAATAAAATTCACCAATTAACCCTTCGGGGCGGTGCAAACTTTATAGTCACTTCACCGACAATTGCAACTATTTTGGAATCTATACCGGGATTTGCTGCTGATACGGATGGGACTCAGGCAAAATTTGCAATGGGAGTACAAAAGATTGGTGGTATCAAAAATCAATGGGATGTTTATAAAAACCCGTACATGCTCGAAAATCTGATCCTTGTCGGATTCCGGGGAAGTAATTACCTTGAAACAGGTGCGGTGTATTCACCATATATTCCGCTTATGATGACACCATTACTGTATGATCCGGATAACTTCACACCAAGGAAGGGCGTGATGACACGTTACGGAAAGAAAGTAACACGTCCGGAATTCTACGCAAAACTATATGTAGAAGGATTGCACTTAATCTAAATCTACTAATGGTAAATTACATGAGGGCCGCCCAAATTTTGGGTGGCCTTTGTGTTATATAATACTATTTATATAAAAAGTTTGTATGGAGATGGAAAGTAATTTAAACAAGAGAAAACCTAAAACTGAATTAACATATAATATCCAATTATCAGATGAACAAAAAATTGCAAAGGGACATATATTAAATCATCCTGTATCATTTATATTAGGACAAGCAGGGTCAGGTAAAACCCTGCTCGCAGTTCAAATAGCATTGGATAAATTGTTTAAAAGAGAGGTTGAAAAGATTGTAATAACCAGACCAACTGTGGGTACCGAGGATAATGGGTTTTTGCCCGGTTCATTGGAAGAAAAAATGGAGCCTTGGTTAGTACCTATCAGAGATAACATGCGTCAGGTATACAATCATCCGGAATACTTAAAGAAGTGTGAGGATAAAGGTTTAATTGAATTGGTGTCATTGAGTCATTTCCGTGGCCGAACATTCACTAATAGTGTGTGTATTATTGACGAAGTTCAAAATTTAACTAAGCAGCAATTGACAATGGTATTGGGTCGTTTGGGTAAAAATAGTTTAATGATATTATGTGGTGATAATCGACAAATAGATTTGAAATATACAGATACGTCTGCTATACATGACATTCCCAAATTAAGAGACTCTGCATATGTTTATATTGCAACATTAACTCAAAATTATAGACACGAGGCAATTGATGAAATATTGAGGTTGTTGTATAATAGTTAGTAGGATATAATATGGCAGCAGGTAGACATACATTTATAATTGAGCAAGGTAGTACCTTTAATACCCGCATATTGTATACCAATGCGGATGGTACACCTATAAATTTGACAGGTTATGAGGCGCGTATGCATATTCGACCGCAAATCGAGTCATCTACAGTATATGCCAGATTAACAACAACTATTACGGAAGATGGTACGGGAATCAATATGACGCCTGTAAGTGAATCGGTAACATTACCACGCTCATCTGGGTCGTTTTCAATCCAAATAAGTGCATACAGTAGTAGCCTGTTTACGTTCCAAGACGGTTATTATGATATTGAATTATATAGTGGGTCAGGTGTATCTGAATATGTAGTACGTGTTCTTGAAGGTAAGGTTAAAATTAGTAGGAATGTCACTCGGTGAGTACAACCATTGTTACAGAATATTCAGCCCCATCAACGGTGGTGCCTACAACGTCAGAGATACGTAAGGTCACCGTATATCAAAATGAGCAAAGTGATACCCAATATATCGAAGCTCCTAACAGAATTGTTACTGTAATTGAAAGAGGTATACAGGGGATAAGGGGACCTATTGGGGATATAACGGGTCAATTATTAACACCATTTTATCAAGTATCATCTTTAGTGTGGGAAACTTCACATTCAATTGCATTTACTAATACTATATCAAGCTCACTAACCCCGTACAGTTCCAGCGTGTTTTCATTAGGTACAACGAATTTACCTTGGAAAAAATTAAATGTTGGGGTTGATGGTGTTTCATTTATATCTCCAACCGGATCAATATTATCTACCATATATGGTGTTAATGGAGGGGTACAGGTTTCAGGTAGTTTAATTATTACCCATGACGATCCTCTTACTAATTCGTTGGAAGTTTATAGTGGTTCAACTTTAATTGCCAAGATAAATGGTGAAGGGTTGCTTGTGTTACATAGTTTTGATACCTTGCCAACGGTAGAACTTGGGGCATTTGTATATAGTGGAAGTAATTTATATATAGGGGCTGTTTAGTTACTTAATAAACTATTTATTGTAAATAATAGGAGTTTTTATGCCACAATGGAAAAAAGTGATAATGTCCGGATCAGCAGCGGAACTATCATCGTTATCGTTAGACACTGCATTACCGGTTGGTAGTGGTGGTACCGGCGTAGCTACTTTATCATCTGGACAGGTTTTATTAGGTGCTGGTACATCAGCTATAACATCAGTTGCACGTGGTAATATAGCTGATTCGGGTGATGGGAAGGTGATTGTTGCTGGTGGAACAAGTGCTATTCTTGGAACTGGTGTTACGCTTAACATTGGTGGTAATATATCATCAGGGTCTCGTCTTAATGATATTAGTTTATTAACTCCTACAGATGGTAATATAATTGTTGGTAACAATACAACATGGGTTGCTGAGTCTGGAGCAACAGCACGTACATCATTGGGGCTTGGAACTGGTGATAGCCCACAGTTTACAAATTTAACACTTACAGGTACTATTGTAAACAGTAGTACAGTCGCTGCTACCCGATTAACAGGATCATTTACAGGATCATTTACAGGTGACGGGAGCGGTTTGACAGGATTGCCCACGGGTGCGATAACATCCTATACAAATGCAGCCAACAATAGACTTATAACATCCGTTGATTCCACAAGTGTAAATGGGGAAGCAAATTTAACATTTGATGGTAGTACGCTCTCACTTACAGGTAATTTTACCGCTACAAGCCATATAACAGGCTCTGGATTGAATTTAACAGCAGCCCCGGCACTAACCACGGATACGGTAGCGATATGGTCTGCTGCGGGAGATTTGGGAACACGTACTATTGATTCGAGAGTGTGGGGGTCTTCATTAGTAGATGGTTCTGGGGCGTCTACACGGGTAACATTTTGGAGCGATGGGGATACTGTAACGTCAGATGCAGATTTTACATATAATTCATCGACTAATATGCTTACAATTTCAGGTTCTCAATTCGGCCATGATGTTATTATTGGGGGTAACTTGACTGTGTTGGGTACAGTCATTAATCAAAATGTTACAAATATAGCGGTTGAGGATAGATTCATATTACTTAATTCAGGATCGGCATCTGGCGATGGTGGTTTTGTAATTCAAACAGAGTCGGATTTTACAGGTGTTGGATTTGGGTGGGACGATTCAGCAGAACGATTTGGATTACAAACCATTACAAAATTAAGTGGCGAAGCAACTGCGATTGCCCCGGACGCATATTTGGCAGCGGTTGTTGATGTAGACGGGGGCCAAGCCGACAATGCTATTTATCAAAAAAATGGTAATATTCGTATTGAGAATGGGGATGTTTATATTTATGCATAATTCAAACTATATATAATGGGCTTATTAACTACAAAACCATCAAATACTGAATCGTTGAAATCATCATATCCACCACCACTTACTGAGGATGAGTGTGACTTAATCATTGCAATATTGAGCGAGACTGCGTTCAAAGGTAAAGATGTGCAATTGGTATATGATATATTTAATAAATTGGAAACAATGCGAAATTTTTATAAAAAATAACATATGACAACTGATAGTACTGTGAGGGTTTCATTAAATGAAAAGGAGCTTCAACTTTTGACAGATGCCATACATCGAATACAAATACATGGAATTGATGCTCCATTTATTACCGGTATTTTAACAAAGTTGTACGCGGCAAAGACAAACTTTGATAAAAAGATTTCTACTGAATCTTGATATTTTTTGTTAGAAAATTGATATATGTCGAAGTGGAAAAAATTAATACTATCAGGGTCCAACGCCGCACTTAACAGTTTAACGGTTAATTCTGGTAGTATAACACTTGAAGGCGGCAGTATAGTAGTAGATTTGCCGGGATCAATACAAGCGCATTCATTTCAAGGATTGGGATTTGGTAGTACGTTTGTCGGACCCGGCCATATTGGGTCTGGTGCAGAATTAACAGGATCATTTTCGGGATCATTTATTGGAGATGGTAGCGGTTTATCTGGGGTGGTTGCATCCGCCATACGATCAATTGGTATAACTGTGGATGGTGGCGGTTCTGAAATTACAACAGGGATCAAGGGTGAAATTATAGTGCCTTTTTCAGGTACAATTAATGGATGGTATTTGACAGCAGATCAATCAGGGTCTATTGTCATTGATGTGTGGAAAGATACAATTGCTAATCATCCACCCACCGTAGCAGATACTATAACAGGTACCGAAAAACCCACATTGTCAAATGCAAGGATTAATTATGATACTACACTAACATCATGGACTACAAGTGTAAATGCGGAGGATGTTTTTAGGTTTAGAGTTGATTCTGTGTCAACGATAACACGCGCAACGTTAGTCATAAAAATAACATCTTAATGGCGGATACGGTATTTTTACGTACAATTAGATATGGATTAAATCCGAGCGAAAACCCGGCAACAATTGATATTGGTAGTTTAGGGGTATTTGGTTCTGGGTCTATTTATATAGGTGAAAATTCACCTACAACGCCGGTAAAATTTAGATCGGCAAATGTGTATTGGACATTGTCAGATTCTTGTGTTGCCGGAGGGCTAACAATATCACAGGGTACAACATTTGTTAGTGGTAGTATGGGTGGGGGTGCATATCAACATGTGTTTAGGATGGGTACCGCGTTTAACACTTCCAATGAAAATTTTGCACATATTTTTGGTCCACATAATGTGGTAAATATTTTCACAGGAAGTTTTGGGACTGCAAAATCACAAAGTTTTGAGTTGGTTGGTAAAATACAGGGTACAAATGAAACAGGGGTACCGGTGACGGCGGTGTATTCGTGGGTAGACATTACATATGAATATTCGTCATCTGCGGACACTCGAATGAATACAGTATGTATACCATTGATGTCATCAGGATCAATGTCCCCGGCATTACCATTATCGCAACAGACATGGTTAAATATACCTAAATTGTCCGGTTCTAATGGGTGGTTGGAAGGATATGGAGATTTAAGTATTAAAAATTCATACATTGAATTAATTGGAAATAATAATATTATTAACACATCAGAAACTATTTTTTTAAGTTGTAGTTTTGATATGGGGACGATCCAACCACTACCAAGAAGGGTTGCAATTCTTGGTACAAATATGTTGGAAACTTATGCCATACCGTATACCGGGTCATATGATTCGGCACACACATTTCAGGTATGGGTGGATAAAGCAAACAGATATCGTGGAATGTTCGGGCGATTGTGGGTGACATATGAATACAATCCAACTACAACTACAAAAATATTGAATAACCTCAGAATTCCATTTGATGTAATGCCGCAATTATCATCGGTTGGATTAAATTTCCCTATAATTAAGCGTGTATCTATACCGGAACCTAATCCAATAACAACTAAATGTGTGGCTGCGGAGATTTATGGTTCATCATTAGCATCTGCGAGATTAACGGCATCGTTCAATGAGGAAACTTCAGATCATTGGTCTTGGTATCAAATGGACGGCTTTGTTAACGCCGGGCAGGGTGTCATGTTACACACGTCATCACAGGCATCTTTGGTGCACGGTGGCAATGATATAAAATTGACATTGTACGGTTCGACCAGTACACCTTTCTATGGTATAACAGGTCAAATGCATTTGTTATATCATAGCTCTGTGCCATCTGGGGGAATTGATTTAACATCTCGAATGGTCGTAACCCCACTATATGAGCAATCGGGGGCTACTGGTGATACTATCAGATTTATGTCTGCGTCATTAAATATCCCAAACACGTATTATAAAATACACAATGTTGGTATTGAGGGGTATGTGTTTAATTCAACACAAGCCAACGTATATATGATAGGTGTCAAATATGAAGGGGGATATTATAGTGGTAGCTATGTACAATCGTTTTTTTCTGCGCCTTTAACAGATGCTGAAAATGAAACGCATAGGTTGTTTGGCGATATTACTCAGAACATTATAAGACATTATGGTGATTTGGATGAGTCCAGAATTAATTTGGAAACTCAAACTTATTTCTTTTATGCCAATCAACAAATAACCCGACCCGGCATGGTATTGAATGTTGGATATCATTCGTTAACATCGTCGTTGGCCGGTACAATATCCAATTCCAACGGTGGCGTGATAACTGCAAGTTTATATAGAGCCGACACAGGTGAATTGTACCAAAAAACATATAGAACTGGTGATGGATCATATCTATTTGCAGTGTATGATGATCATAATGATTATTACGTAGATGTGTATGAGGATAATACATATAAGGGGCGTTCAAAAACAGGAGTGGCTGCAACAGATTTTAATGTGTCACTGTATTCTGCACCCGGTAGTGAGCATTCATACACATTTATAGGATAAAATTAAAAAAGGGGAAGTTATGAATTTATTGATTTCTAAGTATGTACATGAAGATGTTGAATACCCAGAGGCTGTGTTTAAAATTAAAAAAATCATTACAGCAAATGTTGATTATGAATTTATCCCAAATACAGCAAATGTTGATGATAATGGTGATGTTAGGTTGGAATGGAAAAATAGAGAGCATTCAACCGCTGTCGTATCAATTTGGCCGGATAAACTGGCCTATGAACATCGGGCAAACCCATTAAATTATATTCCGGTGGAGTTTGAATATAATGAAGATTTAGGTATTGGAATTTATGCTCAAGCATTGGACACTTTAAAGAATATACTTGATTTGGAGTGATAAGGTTATATTTATTGATAAAGGATATGAATGGCAACAGACGTTCCAATATGGCCCGGTTCAGCATCGTTCTACCCCGGTGATACCCCATTTGGGTTTTATGATTCGGACCCTGTATTTGCTGATCATGCTGAAAAGATAGCAGAATACTGTGCGCGTCGATTGGGCTACCCTATTGTCAGTATAGAATTACAGGATATTAATTTTTTTACAGCATTTGAAGAGGCTGTTACTGAATACGCTAACCAAGTCAATACATATCAGGCGAGAGATAACATACTCCATTTAATAGGATACCCAACGAGTTCTATTAATTATTCAGATGTGGTGGTGCAACCCAATCTGCGGTCTGTATTCAAATTGGCAAAGCAATATGGTACAGAAGCAGGTACGGGCGGATATTTAACTTATTATTCAGGTAGTATAACCGTTCAACCCGGACAGCAAATATATGATTTAATGAATGCTGATATTGAAGCGGGTGACTTTACTGTAAATCAATTTACAATTAGAAGAATTTTCCACGATACACCCCCATCAATTGTTAAATATTATGATCCGTTCATGGGTACTGGGCTTTCATCTGCCAATTTTATGGATCAGTTTGGGTGGGGTAATATGTCTCCACCAATAAATTTTACAATGGTTCCAATGTGGTGGGATGCATTGCGATTACAAGCTATTGAATTTAACGACACAATTAGGAAGTCTGGATATGGGTTCCAATTAACTAATAATCGTTTAAGAATATTACCGATTCCAAATAAGGAATTCAAGGTATGGTTTTTATACACATTAGATGATGATACATTACCGGGAGGTACAAATTCAGAATTATCAGATGAGAATGGTCCGGGTAAAATAACAGGACATGCAAATATGCCATATTACAACCTGAAATATAGTAGGCTAAATGATGTTGCCCGCCAATGGATACGAAAATATACATTAGCATTGGTTAAAGAAATGTTGGGAAATGTGCGTAGTAAATATAACTCTATACCAATTCCTGACGGTGAAGTCCAACTTGATGGAGACACACTACGGTCTGATGGTAAATCTGAGCAAGAATCTTTGTTAACAGAATTGAAGGAGATGTTAGACACCTATTCCAGACAAGCATTATTGGAAAGGTCGCAAGCTGAAGATGATATGTTAAAACAAAAATTGTCGAGGGTTCCTTTGAAAATATATGTAAGGTAACGCATGAACGCTCCATTAATATTTCCATACCAATCCGGGCGAACATCTGAAGATGTCAATCGTGCAAACGAAATGCGCCGGGACGATGATATAGTACGTGTTCCGGCAGTCACATTATATGATATTGATTATGCTGTGTTATATGGGTTGAACTCACAAATTAAACCTACTGTGGTTGAAGATGGTCATGCGGTTAAAGTTCCGGTAATATATCTTGATGGTGAAAAATTCAATCAAATACGTCGTAATGGGTTTATGCGGGACCTTAATAATAAGGTTATATCACCTGTTATTGGGTTGAAGCGTATGGGTGTTAATGATGATGATAGATTGCCGCATGTAAACCTTAATAATTATACACCAACACGTAAATTATACCCATACCGGTCAATGAACATGCAATATGATCGGGTGACCGGTCAAATTTTGCGGAAACATTCGTATGAATATTATTTGGTGAATATACCAAGATTTGTAAAAGTTGATTACGACATTACTATATGGTGTGACTTTGTAGAACATTTAAATATAGTAGCACAATCGCTATTTTCAGTCAATAATCATTTATGGGGCGATTACTATAAATTTAGAGTTTACATGGGGTCATTGACGGATGAAGTCACATCTTTGCCCGGCGAACAAAGAATTGTAAAGGCTACAATACCAATAACAGTGGATGGTTATTTACTTGATGAGTTTCAGTATAGTAGACAAACAATGCAAAAAAAGTTCTCTATAAAAACGGTGAAGATTGTAGGTGAAAACGAAGCAGATGATATTTTTATTAATGACACTTCAATGAGATCAGATCGGCGACATATGACAGAGGAACCGTCACATGTATTGCGAAAAAATCTAAGAAGAAATATTAGATATTGAATTTGTATTTTGAATTATTTTTTACATATTTATATGAAAAGAGGATGATTAATGGGTAAGAATACGTTTGTATCTCCGGGTGTATATACACGAGAAGTTGACTTGTCATACCTGCCTTTACAAATTCCAGAAGTTGGTGGTGCTGTAATTGGACCAACGGTACGGGGACCGGCAATGGTACCGACAATGGTATCAACATATTCCGAATATCAACGTTGGTTTGGGGATGTTTTCATTTCAGGGTCGGGAGTGTATGAACAGGAGTACAAATATCTCACATCATATTGTGTTCAGGAATATTTGAGATATGGGGAAGTGATGACCGTTGTTCGCGTGTTAGCCGGTAATTACCAACCTGCTTACTCATATGTAATAACATCTAAATCGTTGGAAGATGATGGTCCATATACTGCTGCAAATATGGCGTTTAAATTAGTATCATTATCCGATGGTGAAGTTTATAATTCGGGACAAGTTGCAGGTGCTATATCGGGGTCTCATGTTGCATCAGATTTAGGAGCATCGGGATTACTTGTCAGTGGATCGAAGCATAACATAAGATGGGAGATTTCAGCGGTTAATCCAAATCGCGGCACGTTTGATTTGCTTATCCGGCGTGGTGATGATACTGGTAATCGTCGAATCGTAATTGAACAATATTCACAACTATCACTTGACCCAACGTCAAATAATTATATTGCGAAGGTTATTGGTGATATGACATGGACACTTCGTTATGATTCGAGTGGTGAACCATATCTTGAACGGTCTGGATCATACCCTAACAGATCAAGGTTCTTGAGAGTAGAGGGGATAAATTCTACATTTAATTATTTGAATTCAAATGGTCTAATTCGGGATGGTGCGTTATCCGGCTCATTACCGGCAATAGCATCCGGTGCATTCTCTGGAGGTAGTGATGGTAATGTGACGCACCCTCGCGCTATGTATGAAAATATTTGGGCATACAATACACAAGGATTTAATGTTGCATCTGCATCGTATGGTAAAACCGCGTATGAAGATGCTATTGATATTCTTGCGAATAAAGACCAATACGATATTAATCTGTTATTCTTACCGGGTATAACTGAGGGGGCGAGCGAACAATCGCAAATCGTTTCATATGCCATTAATATGTGCGAAGATCGCGGCGATATATTTTTAGTTGTCGACCCTACATTAAAAGGTGCTACAGTTGGACAGGCACAGATAGCAGCAGAAGCCAGAAATACAAATTATGCTGCTATGTATTATCCTTGGGTAATGATCCCTGATCCAGATTTGGGTAGAAACTGTTGGGTTCCACCAAGTTCTGTGATTTCCGGAGTGTATTCATTCAACGACCGGGTATCACATCCTTGGTATGCACCTGCCGGATTGAATCGTGGTGTTCTCGACACAGTAGTGCAAACAGAACGATTGATGACACAAAATGATCGTGATAATTTATACACACGTAGTGTCAATCCAATTGCAACATTCCCACGGTCTGGGGTGGTAGTTTGGGGTCAAAAAACCTTACAGAAAAAAGCATCTGCACTTGACCGTATTAATGTTCGTCGTTTATTAATAGATGCAAAACGATTTGTGGCATGGGCAACTAAAACCCTTGTGTTTGAAAACAACACAGTGGAGACACGTGCAAGATTCATTGAGATTGTTGAGCCATATTTCCGAAGGGTTAAAAACCAACAAGGGTTGTATGATTATAGAATCGAAATTTCTGAAAGAAATAATACACCCGATGTTATTGACCGAAATGAAATGAGGGCGTCAATATTCTTGAAACCTGCAAAAACGGTTGAATACTTGATCGTTGACTTCATTGTATTACCTACTGGTGCATTGTTCCCATTCGACGCTCAGGAATAAAAAACGTGGTGTTACACTATTTATATAAAAATAAGGAGAATGTACAATGCCAAGAATAGTAATACCTGATGCTCACCACCCAACATTGCAATTTAGATATAAAATGGAAACATCTAAGTTGCCGGGGGCGAGTATATACGCACGAAGTTCTCAGCAACCGTCTTTTGATAACGCACCAGTGAATGTAGAACATATTAATTATTATTTCAAGGTGAAGGGTAAAACCCGGTGGAATGATATTACATTATCGTGTTATCAATTTGAAGGTATTACTGCGAAGGAATTGTGGGATTATTTGAACAATGATCATCAAAATGTTGAAGGGGCGGTTGATCAATATGCTCCTGTGTATAAGCATGACATGCAGTTGATGCTTCTTGCCCCGGATGGTTCAACACCAGTAGGTACATTCAAATTAGTTGGTGCATTTATAGCATCAGCAGATTGGGGACCTTTGGACTGGGGAACCGATGATGTTGTACAATGCGAAATTACTGTATCATATGATTATATGACATATTCCTAACATAAAAAAGGTATTTATCATGAATGTAAACACAAAATCACTTGTCAGACACATAATTACTGGACTGGGTTCTGTTTTAGTTTTTTTTGGTTTGACTAAATGGCTTGGCGTCTATGAATATTTAATTCAAAATTTTGATGCCATATGGGATGCCATATTTGTATTAGTGGGGGCCATAACAACAATTATTGGATTTAAAAAGGGTAGGACACCTGATCCTGTGTAGAATATGGCTTTCGGGACTGTAGAAGAAGGGGGCGTGAAATAAAAATCATGCCCCTTTCCTATTTATTAGAAATAAGGAGCAAATGCCGCGTGTAGCCCAAAGTGAATTATTTCATCCTCAACTTAGTCATCGCTATATTTTGATATCCAATAATATAAAGGCATCCGCTATATATGCGAGAGGGGCAGAACAACCAAAAGTTGCCACTAATCCTATTTCAGTGGATTATGGTCCGACATATATTAATATAATGGGTCGTCCGAAATGGGCACCGATAACACTTACATGTTATCAATTTGAAGGTATTACTGCACGAGAGGTCTATAGTTATTTTAATAAAAAACATATGGTAATTTCGTCTGGAGAAATTAAGTATGCGGATGAATATAAAGAGGATATAAATCTATTAATGATGAATGCTATGACAATAGTACCTATTGGACGATGGAAACTTATTGGCGCATTTATATCTGATTTATCAGGGGGTAGTTTGGATTATGGATCAGATGATATTATTGAATTAAGTTTAACGTTGACGTATGATTATGCGGAATATTTTAATGTGTAGGAGAATTATATATGGCACGTCTTGAACCATCTGCATATAAGCCCATTTTACAATACCAATTCAAGGTACAATTTTCAACGTTGGATACTGGCGATTTTATGACAAACGCCAAATCTACTCAATTACCAAGCCTTGAACAAACGCCAATTACTGTAGATTATGGGAACACATACATAAAGGTGAAGGGTAAAACCCGGTGGAATGATATTTCAATGGTACTGTATCAGTTGGAGGAACCTGCCTCAAATATGAAATTATGGGATTGGTTATTGTTACATCAAGATATAGAATCGGGGGTTGATAAGTATAAAACGGATTATTCGCCGACAAGTATTTCTATATTTGTTAAGAAATTGGATTGGGATGCTAATGTTTATAAGTTTGAATTGGTTAATCCATTAATAGCCAACATCGATTTTGGTCAGTTGGATTGGTCATCTGACGATATATTAACTGCTACATTGGTTATAGCATATGATTATGCAATTTTAACAAAGCAGTGATACATTTTCACGCGAGTTCTTTATATTTATTCACAGTATTGAGATTATATGAGTATGAGTAAAAATCCCACCAAAATTACAATGAACGATGTTGATGCGTTTATATCTGATGTATTGAAGATAGGCCATCGGGATAATATTTTTGATACATATCTTGATGAGCGAGGGATTCCTAAACATGAACTCACCGCGTTCATAACAATGGTGGTAGATAGGATTAATTCAAAATGGTTATTACGATAAAAAGGAGAAGTTATGAGTAATGTAGTGGAAAATTATCCAAATAAACCGGTTACTGAAACCGTAGATCATGAAGCGAACATATCAAACGCGGCTCGCGATCTTAAATATCCAACGGTAATGGTTGATTTACCATCGCGGGGTATAGTATATCCCCCAGAAAATCCATTATCAATTGGCCGGGTTGAAATGAAATATATGACAGCCAAAGAAGAAGATATTTTAACAACAGAACAATATATCCGATCTGGTATTGTGTTGGACAGGTTGTTTCAATCTCTGATAATCTCTAATATTGACTATGATAGTATGTTGCTCGGCGATAAAACTGCTATTATGTTGGCTGCGCGTGTATATGGATATGGTCCAGAGTATACTGCAAAGGTTAAAACCCCAAGTGGTGGAGAACAGACCGTTACAGTAAATTTGGAAGAATTTAAACCAAAAGAATTAGATGAATCAAAATATACTCCGGGGGTAAACGAGTTTAACTTTACCACAAGAGGCGGTGACATTATTAAATTTAAACTGCTGACTAATGGTGATCAAAAGTCGATGGATGCTGCTGCTAAAAAATATAAACGTCCTGATTCACCGGATCACCAAATGACGGTTAGGCTGTCACATATGATATTATCAATTAATGATAATTCCGATCCACGGTTTATTAAAATGTACATTGAAAATGATTTAATGGCATTTGATAGTCGCAGACTTCGGCAGTATATTTCAGAAATACAACCGGACATAGACATGACTATTGAAATAATTGATGAGGGCACCGGGGAACCCTTTCGTACAACGCCTACCATCGGATTGGACTTTTTTTGGCCTGACAGTAGATTATAATACGACTGTATATAACCAAATATTTGATTTGGTATTTTATGGGGAGGGTGGTTTTACATATTCAGATGTGCATGCAATGCCTGTCAATGTGAGGGCATATTATTACATGAAGATGCATGATATTATTGAGACCAGAATAAAGCAAGCCGAGGAAGATAAATCCAAACTTAATAGTTCAAAACGAATGCGGCGTAGATGATTTTCAATTTTTAATATGGGTTGGATATTTATTTAAGGAGGATTATATGTCAAGAAAATATTTGTTTACGGAAAATATATGGGTTGAGATTGCAAGGCTTCTCGCTTATCCATTTGTGAAAAAATCGTTGAAAAAGTTAGCTACTGCGGTAGATGAAGACCCTGAAGTTAATAAGGCTGTCACATCGTATCGGAGTGCTTTTGATAAGATGGCGGAAATACTTGCTAAGAAATGCCATGAAGACCCACACCACCCGGCATGTAAAGAGTTTTGGAAAGACCCGGACTTTTATTACAAACGCTCAAAGCATGAGAAATATAGAAAAATGGCATCGGATTATAAACCAGAATAAACCTAACACCTTATAAGTGTGTCGGAGTGTAAATGGCCAAGCAAATTGATCCCAAATTAATTATACGTTTAAATAATGAGTTGGCTGAATCAGCGACTCGAATGGACGAACATGCCAAGGCGTTTCGTTTATTAATTGAAGCGTTGGACAGTGGTATTATCAATTCATCTGACACATTAAAGGATGCGATCCAAAATGCCAAAAAACTGAAAAGTATAAACGAAGGGTCTATAAATAAATTTTTAAAGAACTTAAAACTTGATAAAAAGGATACGGATTACTTACTTGACAAGTACAAAGAGCTTGACAAGTTGGGTGAAAAAGGTTATAAACGATTCAAAGACGAGCTAAAGAGTAGAAAAACTCGGCAAGATTTTATAGATGACGAGATTTATTTTACAGAAACGTTAACTGACGCATTTTATAGATTAACGGATGAAATAAAAAGGCTTGAAAAACAATATAGAAGTGCCGGGATTGTAGGTGAATCATCGATGGAGGCTGTTCATAATGCAATTTTACGAGCAGTTGATGTAGACTCTATATTTGCACCGGAATTAATAGATCAGCGAAGTATAGACGATATTATATCGTCTATGGATAATTTCATGGATACGCTTTCATCTAAAAAAATTCAGATTGGATTTGATTCAGTGGAAGTGGACGAAGGATTTAATCGATTGGCTGCATCTGCAAAAGATGCAGTATCAGCAATGGAGCTTGAAGCTAAAATCTTAGCAAACAAAGTTAAATTGTATGCTGCTGAAATGTACGGGTATAAATGGTTCCCAGAAAAGGAGATTTTAGTTAATATCTCTACCGGTGATAAATTGGCCGGTGCTGCGTACACTCAAACCATGAAGGCTATCGAAAAGGTGAATGCAGAGCTTGATGAGATGGCTAATCAATATAATTCAATTGGACATCTTACGGATGCTCAAATAGAGCGGCTGCGAAAACTTGGAAAAACGGAATTAGACATTGCTGCAATTGCAAAGGCTACTGATAAATTACACGGGGATCGTGTAGTTATAGAAGCGTATGAAGAACGGATGGAGCTTCTAAAGTCGTTGGGTGGCACATTAAAAACTACGAATAAATTATTTGACAATGCGTCCGTGGCATTATCAAATATGATATCATTAGTACCAACACCAATTGCTGAATTTTTAGGATTAAATGAAGCGTCAGTACGTTTCAAGTCAATTGTAGATACTACATTCAAAACATTTATAGATGGAGTGAAGAAAGGGAAAACGTCAACGGAAGCTATGTCTGACGCAATCAATTTCTTTGGCGGGAATGTTACAAAAGTCATGTCTGGCTTTGGTGCATTGGTAATTGCCATCGCAGGTGCGTATAAATTATCATCATTGTTATCTGAGCGTTGGAAAGAGCTTAGTAAAACATTGGGAGTTAGTTTATCAACGGCAAAACAAATTCATAAAAACACGGTAGATATGATTTCCGCATCTTCAAGATATACTTTGAACATGCGAGAATTATCCGCAATACAAGGTGAATTTGCGGAGACGTGGGGATTGACATTTACCTTGATGGACAAAACTGCATTGAAAACTTCCCAAAATTTGGGAGAAACGGTTAAGTTGTTTGGGATTTCTGAAAAACAGGCAGTTGGTTTATATAATGAGTTTCAAAAATTAGGAGCAGATGATACGTTGTCAAAAACGTTAGTTAGAAATATAAATTATCTATCGGAGTTGAATGGGTTATCGCCACAAATGATAACACAAGATTTATTGGATGCTGCCGAGACGTTACAGACATATTATGCAGGATATCCTGAAGACGCTGCTAAAGCCGCAATAGCAACACGTAAATTGGGTGTCACCTTAAAACAAGCGGGTGAAGTTGCTAAAAAAATGCTTAATATTGAAGGGTTCATGACTGACATGTATGAATTAAACGCAATGTCGGGTATTGATCTGTCAAAAGCGTTTGATTTGGGCATCGCCGGAGACATCGAAGGTATGAGCAAGGCAATAATGGATTCGATAGGATCATTAAATGAATGGTCTAATATGGATTATTTGCAGAGGATGAAACTTGCAAATACACTTGGCATGTCAGTTGAGGAAATATCAAAAAGTTTGGTTTTAAAGGAGAAAATGGCTTCAATGTCCAAGGATGAAGTGGATTTGGCAAATAAATATGCAGATAAATTGGGCGATGTGTCTATGCTAACTGATGCGCAAGTTAAGCAGAAATTACATGAATTAGATGCAGCAGATCGACTAAATAACATGTTTGATCGCTTCAAGGCAATACTGATTAAGTCAATATTACCACTTGCAGAATCGTTCGGAGATTTATTGGATGGATTATCCCCGGCATTTGAAATTTTAGTTGGATTGTTTAGAGTTGCCGGATGGTTATTAAAAGGTATATTAACCATTGTCAAAGGTATACTTGCCCCATTTAAGGTTCTTGGTAATATGGTGGTGGGCGTTGTTGATAATATTTCATCGGGAGTTGATGTTGTAACATCATTTGCCAATGGGTTTGATAATGTAAAATCTAATATAACTGCTGTTTTCAAGCAGATGAGTGGATTTGAAGTTTTACTATATTCGATTGGTGGATTGATGGGTGGTCTGTGGGTATTAAAAAGTCCATTGTCATATTTAAAATTTGGGCTATGGCCAATTACAAAATCTTTCTCAATACTTAAAAAAATGATACCATCCGTGGGAGGGATGCTTGGTGGTGTATTTGATAAGATAAAAGGTATTACAAGCTCGAAGACAGGTGGCAGTTCCATATTTTCATCAATTCTTGGCGATTCAGCGACAGATAGTAAAAAGACTGGAGCATCGATGATAGATGGGCTGAAAAACATAGGATCGACCTTAAAGAATGGATTTATTAGTATGATAAATTCAATTGGTGATGTACTGAAAACTTTAACTACAACTATTGGCGATGTATTCAAATCACTAACAGATGCTGCCGGGGAGGGAATTGAAAATTTATTGAGTGGGATTGGAAAGGGTTTAAACACGTTCGGGCCAAAGGCGTTAATTGGTGCAACATCTTTGGTGATATTAGCTTCATCTATGTATATTATATCTGAGGCGATGGGCAAATTTGCATCAGTGGATTGGTCAAGTATTGGTAAAGCTACAGTGGCGATGGGTGGGTTGGTTGCAATGGCTATGTTAGTAAGTAAAGTTGCCTCAAATGCTATTGTAGGGTCAGTGGCGTTGGCTATCATGGGGGCATCGTTAATACCATTGGCATACGCATTAAATATGTTAACCGATGTAAAATGGTCTACACTTGGCATTGCTGGTACTGCACTGTTGGGATTGACTGTTGCGTTAACAGCACTTGGTGCATTTGTATTATCTGGATTTGGTGCTGCCGCTATTTTGGCCGGTGCTGCCGCGTTAGCAGTTATGGGTGTTGCTATAATTCCGTTAGCAAATGGCTTAAAAAAATTAGGCACATCGACAGGGATTCTTGAAACAAGCCTGTCCAAGTTTAGTAACTTGAATATAGATGCCTTACAATCGGTTTTAAGTGTACTTATATCATTTGGTAAGGGATTGTATGATTATCCTGTTGCAACATCGGATTCGATTGGTAAATCATTATCGACATTTGCTGATATTGGTGGTGGAATTGATGCTACATCCCTGAGTATAAATGCGCTTGCAGCATCCTTAGTCAAATTAAGTGCCACGCTTGAAGATGTAAATATTGAAAAGCTGAACATGTTGACTTCATTGAAATCAACATCACAGAATATATCAGCATCTTTAAAAGTAAATGAAAAATATGCTAATATGATTAGTGCAATGCCACCACCTGAATCATACACTGGCCAAGGTGTTAACATTGCTAAAACGGATTTAAGCCGTGGGGTGAAAGACCGTGCGGTTGGAAATACACCCGATGAAGTTGATTTTGATATGCCAAGTGGACAAGAACTTACCCTTGAACGGCTGGAAGTATATTTGAAACGGTTGGTTGATTTATTTCAGGATTATAGTAATAGACCGGTTGTGGTGTCAGTTGGTAAAGATGATGCGAATAGAATTTATAGACTGTCAAAACCAATGTCAAATGATAGGTAAATATGAGTAAATATCCTCGTAATGGAAATGTGCGAAAATTGGTGTTTAGACCAATGATACCGGGACAGGGTCCAGCGGATGAGGATTTATTGTTTGATTGTTTTTTGACATCAGCAATTTCAGATGACAATTCCCCACAATGGTCAGAGCATTTTGACATGGGACGTGCGGACCCAAAAGTGATGTATACTGGGCATTCGCGGTCACTTGGGTTTTCATTTATGACCATTGCAACTAATAAAGATGAACATGATGCAAATTATACGAAATTGCGAAAATTGGCATTATTAACATATCCGCTTAGACGACCCAATCAAGGATATAATGCACCGTTTGTATATTATGAAATTGCGGAATTACTTGAGGGGATTGGGTATATAACATCACTGAGTTTGAATTGGGAATTGGAATATCCGTGGGATGGTGATGCCAAACGTCCAGTATACACACAAGTCACAATTAGTATTAGAAATCTTACAGATGGGCTTGGTAATCGTCCAGATTACAAAATAGGTGCGAAAAAACATGGAACGTATAAATATTTTCATAGACAACAGCCGGATTCAAATAAAACATAAGGGGTTAAATGCAACGATATAAACAATACGCGGGTGATATAATTGATAAAATTTCGCTGCATAGATATTCAACTATGTATTATCCACGGTTTGAAATGAAAGATACTGATATTTTTATTATTACCAAAAGCCATCATCGAATGGATTTGTTGGCAAATGAATATTATGGCGATCCACGATATTGGATTCTTATTGCAAGGGCTAATAATTTGAGTGCTCCAACTATAAAACCTCCTGTTGGAATACAATTGCGCATACCGTATCCCCTTGATAGATTTGAGATTGAAGATATATTCACTGAAATGCAGAATTAACAATGGCAGATGCTATAAATTTATTCCGCCGTGCCCCTATTGGAGGTTTTATGGGGGTTATTGGTGGTAGAAAAGGTTTAAACAATCAAGTTAGATTTGTAGGGGGTAAATCGGCGCAAGTCCGCAATCCAGCTATCGTTAAAGTTACTGCAACACCTATGGCATGTGAGGGTGGAAAATCGTATACACTTCCAAAAGACCCTACAACATGGGATGGGGATTATAATCGTGGTGGGCTTATTAAACCGTTACCTACATTGAAAAGTGTTACCATTGACTATGGGGGAGATTGGGGACTTGCCCAACGAATAAATGTTGAAATTGAAGCATACACCAAAGATGATTTTCAGGATATATTTGAATCATTTTTAATACCCGGAAACAAATTACGATTAGACCTTGCTTATTCATTCGGGGGTAATGTATGGGATGTCAATGATTCAGTTAGTTTAAAAGATTTTACAATTGCCACATTTGAATTTAATGCTAATTCTGAGGGGACTTGGTTGTGTAGATGTTCAGCTGTTTCATCGGCGGTAGCATTAAAAACAGCCGACATGCAAATGATGATGGTGGCTAATGGGCTGGAATATATTGTTGCCGGTGAACACGCTGCACAACAAAGAGATAAAGTATCTGGGGTTGATCAATTGATTGTATGTGATACTCAACAAAATGGTACAATGTCATTAAATTCCATTGTTGATGGTACTGTTCGGACGGCGGGTGATTTTAGTGATTATGTTCCCAATGTAGATGGTTTTAATTTTTCAAAAGCTGCATTAGTAATGTACGATGGGAAATATTTGCGAAATGTATTTCAAAATATAGGAGCGTGGGTTAGTAGGGGTATTGGTACATTTATGGGTACATATGATGAGGCCACCCAAGATACATATCAAATATATGTAACACTTGGGTATGTAGTTCACAGAATTATCAATGACCAATTAATGCGTCAATTTCACAAAGCGGTACATGATACGGAATTTATGCAACTCAAAATAAAATTTCATAAAGATTATAGCAAAGGGGTGGTACCGAGAGCATTTAAATCGGGCGATCCCCTATCCGTGCTGTTGATGGGTAATAGTGCAGGTGATTATAAAAACAGTGCAGGGAAAGGTAAAGATTTTGAGAACGACGCAACCAATTTGGAAGCGGTAAGAGCAATATCGGGAGATGGCATAGTAGATTTGGGTAAAATTTTAATCCATAAAGATGTAGTGTCCGGGTGTTTAGCAAAGGCGAGTAAAAAGAGAGAGGCTGCTGCTGACAATGCCGATGTAAAAGATACTAAAGAAGAAGTTGTTAATATAGTTGATTTTTTTAATGCGATTTCAGATGCGATAAATGTTGCCACCGGGGGATTTATTGCTATCAGGTTGGTTGAAGATATGGGGGGTGATGATAAAAAAGTTTTGTGGGTTGTGGATCAAAATTATGGGATTTCAAATAAATTACCTTGTTTGAAATTGGACCCCATAAACTCTGACAATGTAACACGATCATGTGATATACAGAGCAATGTTGGCTCTGAAGAATATCGTGTGGCGATGTTTGCGGGGGCATCAAAAAAAGGAGACGCCATTTCAGCAATACGAGGATGTTTGCCAAGTGTTAATACAAAACGTATAAAGGCGCAGTATGAAGCTGCTAAAAAAATGTATGAATTAGTGAAAGACCCCGGACTGCTTGGGGAAAATAACTTTGGATCGTCCCAAGTGCAAGGGCTGGTATCAGCGGTCTCATCGTATTATAAAGCACGTGAAGATGCCAGAAAATATGAACCGGTACACTATCCCGGATTATCTATACACGCTACAATTAATGGTGCATGGGGGATTATTCCGGGATGCGCAGTCACATCGACACAAGTGCCAGAATCATGGTATTCAAAGAATGTATATTTTATGGTGCGTCGGGTGACGCATACTATAACAAATTCAGATTGGAGTACCGATATAGAAGGTATTTTGGCGACAAATAGTGAAGGGTTGAGTTTATATTAACGTTTGAATGTACAGTGAGTTTTATATTTATAGGTAACCCGTGGAACTAAATACGTAATATAACATGGCCATAACGAAACCATATTATCCACCACACCAAATATCTCCGGGAAAATATACCCCCGGTGGTGAATTTGTATTACCAGATGGTGCTGAATATATTGGGCCATATCATATATTACAAAATGGATGGGTGTATACGGAATTTAAGCCGAGTGTAAATGGTAAGCGTTTATATCCACTTAATGTGACGTTATCTGAGGATGTTAGACAGTACAATAGAATTAAACAAATGAATGTTAGTCAGTATATGTCACCGATACCATATACTGTTATCCCTACAATGGAAGATTACGTTCGTGGTGAAATATATAGGTATTTTGTGCAGAAAAGGAATAATCCATCGCGGACAATAATTGAAATCGACTTACCGCAATATATGAGTATAAATACTAAAGGATTACCCGGTATAAACGGGGTCATGTATAATTCATTGGTGGTGCCGTGGGTGATTTCTAAGGTCGAAAAACAATCGGCATACCAAGTAAATTTACAAAAAATAATCAAAGCAGAATCTGATTTTATAGGAATTGGTCTATATTTGCGGGACGCTACTGAATTCTACAAATAATGACATTGTTGGAGACCGGATTTAATTTACATGGTATTGATAATAATAAACTATTGATACCCATTAAATTATATGATGGGGCGGTATCCTTTATATATGTGTTTGATATGTGGTCAAAGCGGCGCACCATTTATAACGTGAGGCATCCTGATCTTCCAATTTCCGGAGAAGATGTAGAACTGTCTCGTATATCCGGGTATATCATTGATGTTTATTCACCTTTGAATGTTGCAGCATATACAATGTATGTTATAACTGGCAAGCCTTTACAATTTGAGGATTATGTGTCAGATTTACAGCAATTTATATTCAACACTCCATTTGATGTTAATATCATACCAATTAGTAAATGGGTAGAGGTTATTGATAAATTTGTGCATAAATTTTTGAATAATGTATCAGAAATGAAATCTGATGATATATTTGCCGTTGAATCTTTCAGATCAGTGATTCTACCTGCCATTAATAGATTGAACCAATCTACCATTAAAATGGGTAATACCTATGTACACAATAAGTACAACCCATATACCATGACAGGTCGTCCTACGAACGTAAACACTATAAATTTCATGGCAATCCCACATGCGTCGGATATTCGATATGACATTACGTCGCGGTTTGAAAACGGAATTCTTATTGAGTATGATTTTAAGTCGTATCATCCAATGCTAATGTTACGATATATCGTGGCAGGACATGTCTTTGATGAATATTATGATAATTTTTATCTTAAATTAGTTGAATGGTTGAAGGTGACAACTAACCAATCGTATGATATTCAGGTTGTTAAAAAAATGGTAATGCGCTCATTTTACAGTATGGATGATGATGAACTGTCCAAACATCCTATATTTGAGGCCGTTATGAATATCAAACACTCATTAATGAATGAATTTCAATCAACCGGATTTATCCGGTCATTAATGTTTAAACGCCGAATATATCCACCTAAACGAGAGGATATGAATGGCGGCATTTTATTATCGTATCTTTTACAGTCTATTGAGACCGAGCGCAATTTTTGCATTCTTAACGATGTATTTGAATATTTATATCAGAAGGGAAGTCTATTACTATTGTATGTTTACGATTCATTTCTTATTGATTATAATCCAATTGATGGACCATCAACACTTTATGAATTGTCGGCTATAATTGGCAAGGACAACTTTCCCGTCACATATAAAGTAGGACATGATTATGGTTCTTTGGTCCCTATAAATTTTTTAGAGGTGGGTGGATGAATTCAAAACTTTTATGTACCTTTGCAGTTGAAGATACATATGCTGATTTAGCAACCCACATTAGTAACGTTTACGATTTAACCCATTCTAAGATATTTACCTTTATAGGAGTGGGTTCTGATAAGATATATTTAATGTATAACGTACATGGTATTGTTAATATGTTTGATGCAGATACCATAATAGTACATCGAAAACCATATACAAACACTATATATACTATAAATGCCCTCAATGTTTTGATACGAGTATTAAATGGGGGCGTAATGGATAAAAATTATCATGTCAATTGGAACGATTATAAAAACTCGTTGTTATTGGTTGTTAATGGGGAATTGGATATAACCCCGATAGAATTAAAACATGTTTTCATTTTTTAACTCATAAATCACATTATCATGGCATTAGATTTAAACAGGGTGCGCACGTCGTACCAACAAGTGGCTGAACAGGCAAGTAAACCAAAAGGTAATTTTGACTCGGTTTTTTGGAAGCCGGATTCGGGTGAATATGTTATACGTATTGTGCCTTACAAATATGATATGTCATACCCCTTCATTGAACTTAAACAGTATTACATTTTTGGAAAACCAATCACTTCACCTTTGACATATGGGGACATAGACCCTGTGGATCAATTTTCACATGAGCTTATAAACAAACCCGGTGCAACGAAAGATGAACGTGATCTCGGATACAAACTCAGACCAAAAGATAGGGTTGCTGTGCCAATTTTAGTTCGTGGACGGGAAACCGAAGGTATTAAGTTTTGGACATTTGGTGCCACGGTGTACCAATCGTTGCTGAAGATTATGAACACCCCAGATTATGGAGATATTACGGATTTAGTGGCAGGGCATGATTTGGACATTACAATTAAACGTGGTAAAACGTTTCAAGAGTCTGAGACCACGGTATTACCAAAGCCTTCCAAAACGAAAATTTATAATGATGAATCGCTGATAATTTCGTTATTGGAAAAAACACCGGATTTTCTAAATTCAGTAGTGGTTCGTAAAACGCCAGATGAAATGGTTAAAATTCTGGAAGAATATTTAACCCGTCTGTCTAATACTCCTAATACACAGGAAATGAAACAAGGACCCGGCCCTTTGACGACATCTTACTCGTTTCAGACACCGACACCGACGCAATCACCACAACCGTCAAAATTTACAGCGTTTGGTCAACCACAAGTTGATCAAGCCGATAATACAACTGCTGAGGTGACATCAACTGGAAACGGTGATATAAAATCAAAATTTCAATCGTTGTTTGGCGGACAAAAATAAATATTTATGAAAAAACAAGCATCACAAGCCGGACCGGGTAAATCAGCCCGGTCATTGGCTGATATAGCGTCAGAACTTAGTTCCAAATTAAATAATAGTTTTAAAAAGCAATATCCGGGTGGGGTGGCACAAGTTTTGACCCCCACAAACACGGAACCCACTGAATTTATAAAAACTGGGAGTAGAATACTTGATCTTGCAATATCAAGTGTTTCGGATGGGGGATTGCCCGTTGGAAAATTAGTTGAAATTTTTGGCGAGTCGCAGTCTGGAAAATCATTGTTGGTGACATCTGTGCTTGCAAATACACAAAAAGCAGGGGGAATTGCAATATTATTTGACCCCGAACATGCATTTAATCCTGATTTTGGAGAAACCCTCGGAATTGATAGAGATGCGTTGTTATATGCCGCTGAAATGGGACTCACTGATACACTCGCGAGTATTGAACAGACTGTAAAATATTTAAGAGTTGATAAAGGGTTTGAGGGACCTATAACCATAGCAGTGGATTCTATTGCAGCAGCCAGAGTAGATGAACCGGATACCTTGAAGGATGGCCTGTATAATATAGGGGGATATCGTACTGGCAGGGCCAGAATACTCTCTGAATGGTTGCCAAGATTAATCAATCTTATTAGTACAAATCGGGTTTTACTTATTTTTACAAACCAACTTAGGACACGCATCAATCCAAAATATGGTGAAACAGAATATACAACTACATCGGGAAGGGCACTTGAATTTTATGCGGGGGTGCGAGTATACCTAAAATCGGTGAATAAAATTATACATGAATTGGAAAATGCTTCTAAAAGTTATAAGTACAAGCATATCGTGGGTAATAGTGTGGTCGCAGTTGTCATGAAGACTCGTAACGGTCCACCGGAGAGGATTGCAAAGTTTAATATATTCTTTAGCCACGGCATTGATGATTATGGTACATGGCTTGAGAACATGAAAATTTATGGGCTTATACAAGTATCTGGGGCGTGGTCATCGTTTACAAATCCTGACATATATGATGGTAAATTTCAAGAAAAAACTTTTATACAATTGATACGAGAACGTGCCGATATTAGGGAAAAGTCGTACAATGCTCTTCTTGAAATTATGTTGTCAAATCCAAAATTGGGGGTAGATTTCAATGTTGAAGATACCCTATTGGAAAGCATTAATTCAGTGTATGACGACGAATCTTTATCATCTGGCGTCGATGAGTGATTATCTTGACTTATTTAAAGAGCACTTAAACGCACAACGTACAATATCGTCCGTTGAGAATGAACTGATTATAGATGGTAACAATTTGTTTATAAGATCATTCTGTGCTGATCCAAAGATTAATGCTAATGGCATACCGGTCGGGGGTGTTTATGGATTTGTTAAGGCACTGTCCACATTAGCAAAATCGTATAATCCACGGAAAATATTTGTGGTATTTGATGGGAAAAATTCAAAAAATCTTCGATCCAAAATACTATCCGAATATAAGGCACATCGGGGCACCGTGTTTAGATTTAATCGCCCGGAAGGATTTGCCGAACATATTGATGAAGAAGAATCCTTTAGATACCAATTAATACAATTGGGAAATGTATTGGACACTTTACCGGTGATGACTATAGCCCCTGATGGTATTGAGGGGGATGATGTAATATCTTTTATAGCGCAACAACGTTTGAAGTCTAATCCTAATTCACATATAATTATTGCTTCGGCTGATAAGGACTTGCTGCAATTAGTTTCGGAACGATGTTGGGTATATTCTCCGGTCAAACAAATTATGTACACAATAACCGAAATTCAACGAGAATTTGGTATACATTATGCTAATTTCATTTTAGTTAAGATATTATCAGGTGATATATCGGATGGGATTTCAGGAGTATCAGGGGTTGGTATTAAAACAATGATTAAAAGATTTCCTAATATTACACATAGCCCCCTTACAATTGATGAAATTTTAGATGAATGTAATGAAAAATGTCTTGAAAAACGGCCATTGAAAATTTATAAAATGATTATTGACTCACTTGATATTATTAAACGAAATGAGAATTTAATGATATTGGATGGTCGATTATTACCGGATAGTGTTGTTATCAAATTACATCAATTTTTACAACACCCACCAGATATGGGATCATACATTACCTTTGCAAATACATTTGGACGAATAGTTACAAGTGTTTCCCCTTTACAATTGGCGGATATATATAGAAATATAATACACAACATTTCATGGAAAGTTTAAATGGGTATGGTACAACATTTCAGTTAAAACTCTTGGCGGCACTCATTATTGATAAGAAATTTATATCACAAGTACAAGGAATATCGTTAACGGATTTTATAGATGCGGGGCCTTATAAATGGGTAATTGACAAATGTGTTGAATTCTATCGTACATATAAAGATTCACCGAGTCCAGAGTTTTTACAGATTGAATTGTCGAAAGAGCCAGATAGTTATCAAGTTGAATTGAAGCGAGTTTTAGGTTTGTCGATTCAATTTGTCGATTCAAGTGATTTGGATTATGTAAAGACTGAAGTTATAAATTTTTGTAAAAATAAGGCTGTGTCATCGGCTCTGTTAAAATCAGTTGGACATCTTGAACGTGGTGAATTTGATGATATAAGAGCACTAATGGTACAAGCGTTGTCTGTTGGCAATGAGCCTCTTAGCGGAGTTGATTATTCAGACTCATACCGCGCCAGATACACAGAAAAAGCGCGAGTCCCGTTACCAACCGGATGGCCAGAAATTGATGAGTTAATGAAAGGTGGTCTTGGTGGTGGTGAGCTTGGGCTAATAATTGCACCTCTTGGAATTGGTAAAACATGGGGTCTTGTGTATATAGGTTCAACTGCGGCCAAACTTGGAAAGAAAGTACTTCATATCAGTCTTGAATTAAATCAATTTTATGTAGGTAACCGATACGATACAGTTATTTTAGGTAAGTCCTATGATGATATAATCGAGTCATTGGACAGTACAGAACCGATAATTAGACAATATGCCGGTCACATACACATTGTAAAAATGGCTGCTAAAAAGGTAACCATTCATTATATTGAAGACTACATAGAAAATTTGATTGATAACAATTTTACACCGGATATTATTGTGATCGATTACGCGGATTTGATGAAATTGAACAACGATAAATCTAAACGTAAAGATGAATTGCTTGAAGATTTATACATTGATCTTAGAAATTCTGCGGAAAAATATGACGTTCCAATATGGACAGCTTCGCAGACTAACCGGGACGGTATGAAGGATAAATTTGTTCAAAATCAAGATGTGGCGGAATCGATAGGTAAGTTATTTACGGCAGATTTTGTAATGACTATAAACCGATCCGAACAAGATAAAACGGATAATCTTGCAAAGGTCGCAATTAATAAGAATAGATTTGGTGATGATGGAGTATTTTATTCAATGAGAATGAATGCTCGTATTGGGGAAATGACAATTCTAAAACGGAAAATGATTTCACCGCCTCCGACTGGAAATACGATCACATCATCACAAGCATCAGCAGGTTTAACATTGTTAAAACGGCTACAAGGGCCATAATACATAAAAAGCGCACTATTTATAAGAACATAACATAAGGTAGTCTATATGAATTTGAATCAATCGATTTTATCTGATATTACAGTATACATGAAATACGCTAAATATATTCCCGAATTAAACAGGCGCGAAACGTGGGACGAAATAGTAAGTCGAAATGAGGCGATGCACATTAAAAAGTATCCAGAACTTGTAACTTTAATACGAGGGATATACCGGCAATATGTATATCCAAAAAAAGTGTTGCCGTCAATGCGATCATTGCAGTTTGCCGGAAAACCTATAGATATAAATCCAACACGAATGTATAATTGTTGTTACGGACCTGTCGACGATTGGCGAATATTTTCAGAAATAATGTTTTTATTACTCGGAGGTACTGGTGTTGGATATTCTGTACAACGCCATCATGTCGACAAATTGCCATATATAAACAAACCAAATCCAAATAGAAAGCGTAGATATTTAATCGGGGATAGTATTGAGGGATGGGCAGATGCCGTGAAAGTGTTGATGAAGTCATATTTTTTTGGTGGATCAACTGTGCAATTTGATTTTAGTGATGTCCGCCCAAAAGGGTCTAAGTTAATTACCGCCGGGGGGAAGGCCCCCGGACCACAACCATTAAAAGAATGTTTACTTAAAATTGACGGTATCTTATCTGAAATACCAAATGGTGATAAATTAAGTACAGTACAAGCACATGATATTATATGTCATATTGCAGATGCTGTATTAGCCGGAGGCATTCGCAGAGCAGCATTAATTTCATTGTTTAGTGCTGATGATATTGAGATGCTAACATGTAAGTCTGGTAACTGGTGGGAGTTAAACCCTCAACGCGGTCGCGCCAATAATTCAGCGGTGCTTATTAGATATAGGGCAGATAAGGCGACATTTGATCATATATGGGAAAAAATAAAGAATAGTGGGGCCGGGGAACCCGGTATTTTTTGGAGCAATAATGCTGAATGGGGCACAAACCCATGTGCTGAAATTGCTTTGAGACCATATCAATTTTGCAATCTGTGTGAAGTTAATGTATCTGATGTAGAAGATCAAGCGGACTTAAATGCACGTGTTTCAGCCGCAGCTACAATTGGCACATTACAAGCAGGTTATACAGATTTTCATTATTTGCGCCCGGTGTGGAAAAAGACCACCGAAAAAGAAGCATTATTGGGGGTAAGTATGACCGGCATTGCATCAAATGCGATACATCATTTGGATTTGGCAGAGGCCGCTAAACATGCAATTGAAACAAATAAAGACGTTGCAGGTCGCATAGGTATAAATAGCGCGGCACGAGTAACAACTATAAAACCCGCCGGTACCACGAGCTTAGTATTAGGTTGTTCAAGCGGATGCCATGCGTGGCATTCTCCATATTATATTCGTAGAATTCGGGTTGGCAAAGATGAGGCGATATATCAATATTTAGCAGAAAACCTTCCTGATTTAGTTGAGGATTGTGTATTTAGGCCACAAGATACTGCCATTATTGGGATACCTCAGAAAGCTCCTGACGGTGCAATATGCCGTGTTGATGAATCCGCGTTGGAATTTTTGGAAAGAATTAAAAAATTGCAATTAGAGTGGGTTGTTTCGGGACATGTCACGGGGGATAATAAACATAATGTTTCAGCCACAATAACTGTTAAAGATGGTATAGATAGTGATAGCGGATGGGATGCGGTAGGTGAGTGGTTGTGGAAAAACAAAAAATATTATACCGGATTGTCAGTGCTTCCATATGATGGCGGCACATATCTACAAACTCCCTTTGAAGAAATTGATGCCGATATGTATGAACGTATGAGTGAGCATGTCCATTCTATAAATTTGGCAGATATTGTAGAAGGAGATGATAATACAAATCTTACAGGTGAATTGGCCTGTGCCGGTAATGCATGTGAAATCGTATAAAAAAAAGGATAGTTATGAACAGTATACAGTTTGCAACAAGTATACATACTTCCGCTAAGGGGGAGGATGATATATCAATCAGAATCACGGTAAATGACCCACAAGATTTATTAATTATAGCACCAGTGGTCGCTAAGATACATCGAACAATATTTTGCACCACAGAATATCAAAACGAATTTTCAGACTCGAACGTGGTGATCGTTGAAGATGATGCCGGTGCAGATGACATAGTCAAGTTTGTAATACATACGTTAAATAGTTTACAAACGCCAGTTCAATATACCATTTCATTTAACCTACAAGAATCTCTTTAATATGGATATCAATTATTATAACGGGATAGATGAATTTATCAGACATGCCTATGAACATGGTATTGAGCCTTATTCATTTGCATACTGGGAACTCAAATTTGGAATTGTGCCATATAAAACTCCCGGCAATCGTGCAAAAAAGGTTTGGTACAAATTTAAAAAATCCGGAATGTCGCCGGATGAATATATTAATTCAAAATTGTCGTTTAATACAAATATTCCAGAAAACTCACGATCCATTGAATATAGTTCGGATAGTGCGTACTTCACCGGAGTTAGCGAGACGTGTCTAACTTCGTTAGATGATTTGTTAAAATTTACTAAGGTGGATTTGGATATTTGGGAATGTGTGTGGCATCGTGAAAAATCATACGATGTCACAATGAAACTCAAAAAAATAGGACAAGATGGAAAATCTTATCATGTACCACATAAACGTACAAATTATGCGGTAGAGGCAAGATTTAAAAAATTACCGGTACCGATATCTAAATTAAAAACCGTTGTACAGGATATAATTTCTGGTATTACACCAATTAATAAAAGTGTTACACTTGCTATTGGAGATGAAGCGGTAGTTGTTCTAAGTGATTTCCATTTTGGGGCAAAGATTACTGACCTGTTACGTACTAAAGATTTTTCAATACAACGATTGGAACAATATCTCCATACCGTTGCTGAAGACATTAACCGTCGCGGTTATTCATCAGTTACATTGGTAATGTTAGGGGATTATTTTGAAAGTTTATCAGGTTTTAACCATATCAATTCATTACAAAATATGGAAGCTGATGGATATGGGTCATCAATATTTAAAATGGCAGTAGTAATACTTCGCAATTTTATTTCAAAGATTTTCAATGTGTCACATATATACATGGTATCCGGAAACCATGACAGAATAACACCTGATAAAAATATGGATCGGCTTGGTAGTGGTGGTGAAATGTTGGCATTTGCACTGTCATTGTCGTTTAACGACACGATACCTATCACTTATCATCCATATCTTATATCGGTAGAGATCAATGGAATCCATTATGTAAATATGCATGGTAATTTTGGAATGTCAAATAAAGACCCGGCAAAAATATTGTTTGAGCATGGTAATCCTAAAAAATATAACATTATACTTGTAGGCCACGACCACAGTAGAAAAACTATAAAAGTTCAAAAAAGAGAATATGTAGCGTATGATGAAATTTCGGTGGTAAACACTGATATGTTGAATTATCGCAAAATTGTGGTGCCACCTATATTTACTGGTAATCTATTTTCCGAATTACTTGGATATGATACATTGGGTGGTTATTTGATAATTCAAAATAATGGAAAAGGGTTGCCGATTGTGACAGATATACCTCTATAAACCATGTATCAAAATATTTATTATGATTATTTCACAAGGACAATGCACTTGTGGGATGATGAGGAAGGGTATGTATCTAAAACGGGGGTATATAATTATGCATATTTAGAAGACCCAACCGGAGAACATGAATCGATAACTGGTACCCGGTTGAAAATGATCATTAATCCGCCTAAAAATTATCAAGAGGCAGGAATTTTGTATGAAGATAGGGTACCCATACATACCAGACTTTTAGTGGATTTGTATTATGATTCAGATGAAATATCTAAAAATCATAGAATAGTATTTTTTGATATAGAAGTTGCTAAAGAGGATGGGTATAGCGACGCATATGATGCTGATAACACAATTACATCTATTACCATAGGGAATATTGATGATAGTAAATATTACACAATAGTATTAGATAGGAAGCGTCAGATCACTAAAAATGAATATACATTAAAAGAATTGAAATCAGATGAAGAAGATGATATTAATATTGTAGTGATACCGTGTGTTGACGAGCATGGGTTACTTAGAGAATTTCTAAAAATATATCGTAAATTATCCCCAACCATACTTTCTGGGTGGAATATTTTCAAATATGACTTACCATATTTAATAACCCGTTTGAATAAGATATTAGGTGGTGTGGGTGGTGCGGCAATGCTTAGTCCAATTGGAATTTGTCGGTTGGATGAGTTTAGAGGTGAAAAACGTATTATTATTGCAGGGGTCAGTATATTAGATTATATTGATCTGTATAAAAAATTTACATACACGGAACAAAGTAGTTATGCCTTAAACAATATTGCTGAGATTGAATTAGGCCGTACAAAAATTGAATATGATGGTGGCCTTGATGACTTATTACAAAATGATATATATAAATTCATAGCATATAACGTTATGGACGTTCACCTTCCATGCTTGTTTGAACGTAAATTTGAATACATAGAAATAGCAAGAGGGCTTTGTCACAAAGGAAAAGTGCCTTACGAATCCATATTTAAAACTTCTCACTATATGGAGGGGGCTATATTATCGCTGCTTAAAAAAATGGGAAAAGTATCTCCCAAAAGAACTGACTACATGGTATCTGGAAAAGCGCATGGGGCACATGTGAAATTTCCAATGCCGGGAGTGTATGAATGGGTGTATGATTTAGACTTAACATCATTATATCCTTCAAATATCATGTCTTTAAATATTTCACCGGAAACCAAAGTAGCAAAAATTACAAACTGGGTTATTGAAGGGTTTAAAAGTTCACAAGATTTCGTGAATAATTCCGATGCAGTGTTTAATATACAATTTTTTAATAATAACTCTCCAATAGATGTGACGTGTCAAGAGCTACACCATATTTTAAGAGAGTACAGCTTGACGTTATCAGCAAATGGAATTTTATATGACAATACCCGTAAAGGTATATTATCTACAATTTTGGAGTTATGGTTTTCAGAACGTTCGGAGTTTACAAAATTGGCGGAAGACCATTTTAAAGCGGGTGATTTGGAATTGCATAGAAGATATGATAAAAAACAACTTATACAAAAAATTTTATTAAACTCACTATATGGGGTGTTGTTGCTCCCAAGTTTTAGATTTTATGACAGGGACAATGGAGAAGCGGTTACACTGACCGGGCAGCAAATTAGTTGGTTCACTCGTGAAGTGGCCAATTCATATTATGCAGATATTATAGGTGAGGTCAGAGATTATTGTATATATGGTGATACTGATTCAGTATTTTATCCTGCCATACCATTGATAAATGTATTATATCCAAATTCTGATGAGTCGGATATACCGGAATTAACAATTAAAATAGCAACGGATGTTGAAAATTATATAAATAAAATGTATAATGAATATGCACAACAGTTTCATGGGATCAATGAACATAAATGGAGTATAAAACAAGAATTGGTTGCTAAATCGGCGTTTTGGGGTGAAGTGAAGAAACGATATGCAATGTGGATAGTCCGGAAAAAAGGTCTGGTAGTTGACAAGCCGAGCATTACAGGCTTTGATGTTGTAAAAAGTGATTTTCCAAAAGCCTACAAATTATTGATGACGGATGTGTTACATGGAATTTTGCATGGTAAAGGGTCAGTTGAATTAAACCGAACGATTCTTGATAGCATTGCTAAATATTCATCTATTGACATTTATACCATTATGCGCCCTACGGGAATTTCGTCAGTAACAAAATGGGTTGATGTTGATGGTAAAGCTAAATCTGGCACCCCCATACATGTAAAGTCTGCAATTAATTATAATAATTTTTTAACACGCGAAAATCTTAGAGACTACCCACGTATCACTAATGGTGATAAAATTTTCTGGTGTTATTTGAAATCAAATCCACATCAATATGATACAATTGGTGTGCCGGTATCCCAAATACCGGAAGATGTATATATCTTTGTGAAAAAGTATGTTGATATCGACCGAATGACAGAAAGTACTTTAGTAACCAAATTGCAAAAAATTTGGGATGCATTAGGATGGGGTAGGTTGATATTGAAATCTAATCTGTTTAAATACTTTACCTATGAATAGTGTAGACTTTTCCCGTATATTGTTTTATGCATATTCTAATAGGTTAAATAAAGAAGTGCGGATATGTTTTACGCATAATGGGGTTGACATAACCGGAATATCAAATAAAAGTAGAGGGTGCGTTACTCAATGTACGTATAATGCAGAACCCCCACAATCATTGATTGGCCGCACAGTGTATATTGCAGATGTGAAAGATTTATTGGACAGGATAAAAGTTTCAAATGTTATTAATAACTTGGAGATTGTTAATGATGGGGGTATGGAATTTTTAAGATATTCAAGCGATGTATTTCTACAATCCATACCATTGGTGAACCCGTTGGATATGTATCCTAAAACTGTTAACATTCCAGAGGAAATAGGTACAATTGAATTAAATTCTTCATTAGTAGCGGACATCTTGTTAAAGATGAAGACATTAAAAAATGTCAATTATGTTAAATTTACAATTACTCCATTAGCCATTGAAATTAAATTCAGTGGTGGTGGAAATTTGATTGGAGTGTATACAGCACAACAAATAACAGAGTGTTCCATAGAAACTGAAGACTTCGCATATGATGATATTCTAAAAATACTATCGGTTAGTAAAAAACATGAGTATCTTTGCATCAAAGTATATGATGTATCATTTATGAGTATGTCATTACCTATAACTGACAATATAGGAACTGTATCGTATTATTTAATCACTTAAATTTATAGAACATGTATTACATTGCAAAAGTGAGTATTAAAGTTGAAACCGAAGGAGGGTCTATCAAGAAAAGTAGTGAAAGCTATTTGGTGGACGCCATATCTCCAACAGATGTGGAGGCCAAAATTACTGAAATATTTAAGGAATTTACACAGGATTGGGAGTTGGTTAGTGTCACCCAATCTAAAATTGTAAGTGTGATAGCATGATATATGTTATTGATTCATCGTCTCCCGACGCACCATTTCGTAACGAGTGGTCAACTGTATTCCCAGATATGATCAAGGATGCCGGATACCCTGTCGAGGTGGTGTCGTCGGACGACGTATTTATATATCGACATATTTTTGATGGGGTGTTTCAATATAAAATGCACCAATTTACTAAGATACATGATTTGATTGTATCTAATAAAATAACGAACGGAGATGTGTTGATATTCACAGATGCATGGAATTTGATGGCCCCAACTGTCAAATATTTATGTGATATACATGATGTTAAGATTACATTAATTGGAATTTGGACAAATGGGGTATTTGACCCGGATAGTCTTGTTCGATATCAAACGGTACTTTCTGAAAAAAAATGGTTGGCGTCGTATGAGCGAGGATTGATGTACACGTATGATTACAATTGTTTTTTTGATGCTGATTCGTTAAATAAATTTTTACAAAAATATGTCAGAAAAGCTGATGCGTCATCGATTATAACTGGCTATCCATTGTCAACTGTTCGTAATTCGATTGATTTTGTAATCGAGGAAAAGAAAGATGCTATTATGTTATGTGAAGTCATCACCGAGAAAGATCAAAATGAAATATTACAAGCGTTTAAAAACTATTTTGTAGACTATGAATTCATTTTTCCAACGTTACATAAATTTAATCGTCGCCAATATATAGACGGGTTGAAACGTTCTAAAATATTATTTTCAGCAACTCATTTTGAAAACAATCCCTACTATGTATATGAGGGCATGTTGTATGGTTGTGTCCCGATTGTGCCAGATCGGTCAGTGTTTGCTAAATTACTACCTGAGAAATATAGATACCCTTCATACAT